TATTTAGCAGGTTCCCAACCTAATTCTTTCATTTTACTACCATCAAGGGCATAACGTAAGTCATGGCCTGGTCTGGAAGAGTGAAAGTCTACCATCTCGTACTTTAATTCTTTACCTTGAGCATCCGCTATAATCTGAGCAAGTTCTAGATTGTTTAGTTCTTCTGAACCAACTATATTAAACTTAGGACATTTTGCATTGCCCCAAGTAGGAGCAAATGTGCCTTTGTAATTTAATAAGAATAGTACAGCAGAAGCAACATCATCTGCATGTATATAGTGTCGAGATCCAGCAACTGTTTTGGTCTTATCACTATGAACTGTGATAACGTCACCATCTCTTGCTCTCCTGATACACATAGGAATATATTTCTCAGGATGTTGTCGTTCACCAAATACATTCATTGTATGGGTGACATAAACAGGTAAATTATATGTATTTTCATATGCCACAGCGAGTTCTTCACCGCCCGCTTTACTGGCACTATAAGGATTTGTCGAGTTATATCTATCTTCTTCTTTATACTTTATACCATTAGGAGCTGGCCCAAATACTTCATCTGTACTAAAATATAAGAATCTTTCTAAGTTATCTAATGATCTAGCGAAGTCTAATATATTACAAGTACCTACTACATTATCCATGACAAATTCCATTGGATAATCTATACTTCTATCTACATGACTTCCAGCAGCAAGATGTAAAACATAATCCACTTTACCAATTTCTTTTCTAACAAGTGGATTTAATTCTGCCTTTAAATCATGCCAAACTACTCTTACTCTTTTCCTTTGTTCTGGCGTACATTGATACTGTAAAATATCATTCAGACGATTAAGATTACCACTATAATCTAATCTATCAAGAGTAACAATGTTCCAGTCAGTTTCATTTAATATTCTAGAAATAAGGTGATGGGCAATAAATCCAGCACCACCAGTAATAAGAGCAGTTTTCATCAGTCGTAATATCCCTCAATAGAATTTTCATCTAATACTTTAAAAAAGAACCAGTCATCAGGTTCTTCACCTTCAACAACAAACTCCTCAAATATAGCACCCGCCTCATCAATCATTTTACGATCAACAAGTTCAGTTAAACGATCACAATAGAATTGTTCACATTTTGCTATACAATTCTCAATTCTCTCCTGTTCATCCATAAGTTGTCTGTCGTTAAACTGCATGATAACAAAAAATAGGTGAAATGTCAATGGGGGCAGATGCCCCCTTTAGTTATGCTGCTAATTCTTTAGGAAATTCAGCAGGTATTGTTCTAGGTACTATGTTAGTGCCTGTAACATTATAATCATCATCATAGTTATGACATATTTCATAACATTCCCATTGATGGTCAAGTGTGAACACATATAGAAACTCTTCACCTGATGTAGCATTAGCAGCATAATCATCAAAGTTTAAGTCTAAACGTGGTTCAGTATTTTCTCCTCTGTCATTATAATACTCAGGTTGTGGATCACGTTTGACAAATGCTTGCTTTTCATAGTCATATACATTATCTGAATCACAAGAGGACATATCTCCACCATCAATCAATTCAGCAACCTTTTCTCTAGTATTAAATTTCTTATTCAATGTAACACCTAACCACTGTGGATAACCATCCCAATGGTGATATACTGAAAGAAGTGCTTCAGTATTTAATTGAAGTGCAATTCGAGAACGTGTTGACATTTAAACTCCATAATATAAGTGAGAGAAACAAAAGAGGACATGTTGTGAGTGTGATTACCTTAACATCATGTCTCTGCTTCTAAGTCAGAGTAGTTAAGAACCTCTCTTTGTTTCCCATATTCTTATTATAGAGCATCCATGTCCTTTCCGTGCTTCTTAGTGGACACTACTTGAGGTGTCCACTCATAACCACCTGACTCTTCGATTTCCTGTAATAATTCTTCATCAGTCCTAAATCTGTTCTCACCATCAACAACTTCCTCCTCCGTTAGATCAAGAAGTCTCTTAGATGTTCTAATACAGGCATTATGATAGGCAACTTCTTGCCTTATTGAACTGACAACAGTAACATAAATTTCTTCAGGCGTTGCTTCTGAAGTTATAGCATCCTTAATTGCATCCCTAAGATGTGCCAAAGAATAATTTTTGTACTTTAGATCCATTTAATCCTCCACTTTTGGGTTTTGTGTATTTTTAATTTGATCTATTGCCCATTCTCTAATTTCCATTAACTCATTGAAACACTTCTGATTGTGAGCACAAGCACGTAACTCACTATCAGGTTTATACAATGACTCCAAAAATAAACTCTTTGCTCTATCCCACTTCTCAAAAGAAGTTTCCCTATCCGACACGCTGTTTTGGTCTTTCATAATGAATGTGTAACCTTCGTTATTTATTTACGAACCACAGATACAGCGGGTTCACCTTTTTCAAAAACAGTACAAACTACTGCCTCAACCTTTTTAGCAGTTGATATACCTACCTTACCACAAACAGGCACACAAATCAACCCATAGGTCTTTTCTTTTTTGCCTGTCCTGATAACTCTACCGATTGTCTGAGAAATACCAATATAATCCATATTTCTAAGAAACAAAACAGTCTCTAGACCTTTAACATTAATACCTTCACTCAATATACTATGATGTAATACTACAAATCTCTCATCACCCTTACCCCAAGCATTTAATACATTAAAGAATTCTTCTCTACTTACCTTCTTACCATTGATAATAGCACCAGTTTTAGATGTAATATACATGTAAGAATAACCACGAGTAGATAACTGATCAGCAAAATCAGTTAATGATACAAGTTGTGTTATCTGTTTGGTAGACTTAGCACAAATAAGAATCTTATCTGTATCATGGTCATCAATAGTAGATAATACATGCTCACACTCATGCTCATACTTAAACCTACTATCATCAATAACATCTATCTTTTTAACTACAACTTTAGGAGGCAAAATATATCCTTCCTCAACCAACTTAGGAGCAGGAACATTACAAATAACCTGACCAAATATATCCTCATCATTCATACCTGCCTTCATAGGTGTTAGACTATGCTTAGGTGTAGCAGTAAAGAAATAACATCTCTCAGCATACATTGAGAAATGTTCTACTGGTTCAATAAAATTCTTCTGAACTGAATTATGTGCTTCATCAAAATATATTGTATCAACATCAATATCCGACTCTTGTATTCTATGAAGTGAATGATATGTTGTAAATATAATTCTACGACCAATAGTATTATTATTCCATACTCTTATCTCATGACTATTTGTGCTACTATAATGATGAGTTTTACCACTATGAACATGTAAAACACTAGCATTAGTAATATGTTCTAAAAACTCTGAGGATAGTTGATCTGCTAATAGAATACGAGGAGCAACTACTACAATAGTTTTAAAACCACTATCAAATCTTCTTACAGCATCCATAATAGCAATAAGAGTCTTGCCACCGCCCGTAGGAACGATAACCTGACCCTTATTGTACTTTGCTAGAGCGTCAAGACCAATTTGTTGATGTGGACGCAGTTGCATAATTTAATTTCGTAATAATAATATTATATGACATTAGGCATCTCTTTGGTGATAGCATGTGTCAGTTTGTCCTTTGTCACATACCTCTCATATAAAAACTCTTCTGCCTCTCTTGCCGCTATTTCATGTGGTTGATCTTCATAATCATACTTATCAACAGGTTCATTCCTGAAATACATTTTACATTGTTTTGATGTTAATGAACCATTAATCCATTGCATCATGTGAAATAGTTCATGTAAAAGAGTTTTTGTATATAACTCTTTATTCATGTGAGTATGAAGTTCAATTACAAATTCTCTCGGGCGCCAAAATCCACCAGAACAATCACAGTAACCGACAACACCTTCTCGTAGTAATCCACGATGGATTATATCAATATCCAATTTATGTCTTGGATAAAAACTACTTACAAACCAAGAGGTAATATCTTCACACCACTTCTCAGAATAACCATATCCAGAATGAGAAATGTAACTCTTGTGCCCCAGTGTAATGCCCATAAGAAAGAAATAATAAAAATGAGTTTCTCTTTACCAGTAAGGTTATACTTCATATAAAAACGAGACTGAATGTATAATACATCCAATCTCGATCTGTGTCAAGTGGTCAGTTTATAAAGTGTCTATGCTGATTCAAGTGCTTCAACCCTAGCAACTAATTCTTGAATTGCAGCAGTTAATAAAGGAACAAGTTTTGATTGATCAATCGATTGTGGAATAATATCTCCCTTTTTAATCTTCTTATCTTCATTATCTTCAGGTTCTACAGCATCTTTAACTCCTCCAATAGCTTCTGGCACTACAGGAGAAACTTCATGTGCAAAGAAACCATCGATTTTCGTCTTAGATGAATCAGATTTCCAATTAAATCTATATGGTTTAAGAGCCTTTACCCTACTAATACCATCAGATATAGAAACAACATTTTCTTTTAACCTATAATCAGAAGATGTGCTATAAGTCGTAGCTGAGCCACTTGAATATATACGTCCAATTTGTCCATTTGTATTATAAAACTCTACGTGATTACCACCACTGGCAGCACCACAAGAAATTTGAAGAATAGTATTAGTTCCATTCACCTCAAATTGTGCGCCACGTTGGCTAGCGCCAGGAGAATTTCCACCAGTATGGAAGTTTATATGTCCATCTTGTTTAATACGCATCCATTCATTTTGAGCTCCACCAGCAGACTCAGTATAAAATGTCATGTAAGAACTGCCATATGCAGTTATTAATCTACATTCTCTATCATTCACACCACAATTAACAATCAATCCACCATAATTATCAGCATTAGAGTTAAAGAATTGTGCAACATTTCCACCACTGCCGTGTGATGTTTTAACTTTAATACCATATCCATCAGTAGCAGGAGAACCATCACTTGCAACAGCAAGACCATCACTATTGATTATTACTCGATCAGTACTACCAGTTCCAAATTTAAGAGCATCATTAGTATGATCATATTTCGTATAACCTATATCATCATCATCTGAATCTCCAAACATAAATGCACCCCATGATGATGGATGAGATATAAGAGTTA